CAAGAGCGCCGTTACATAGCTGGGCACTGGGTTTCGTATGAAAACGGGAAGCTAAACTATACCCCGATTACCCCCCTTGAGCGTGCTGAACTCATTTTAGGATTGAGCAGAAAATGACCGATAAACAAGACTGGGACGCCGCCGCCACCGAGGCCGGGTATCTACCCGTGTCTGACTATGTGGAAACGTGGAAAACCGCGAGGGCTGTTTATGAGGCGGCGGTACAGCAAAACCGAGAAACGATGGACGCGCTCGAAACCGCCACGCAGGCTTACCACGATGCTGTCAACCGATGGCTTACGCGGGTCGGGGGAAATCGGCCATGAATCCCAACGAATTAAAATCCCTGCGCGGCGACAAAACAAAAACAGCGTTCGCCGCGCAAATCGGTGTTACGCTGCAAACGCTGATGAACTGGGAGACCGGGAGGTCTAAACCCACACGTCCGCGCCTGAGCCAATTACAAAAACTAAGGGACAATGAAAAATGAATGCTGAGCAAATCGCGGTCGGCCTGGGGAGGCACACGCGCACACAAACAGGCTTTACCGCGTGCTGCCCAGCACACAACGATAAAACCCCGTCGCTGTCGATCAGTGACGGGGATAACGGGAAAATTCTAGTCCGCTGCCATGCCGGTTGCGATCAGGGCGCGGTGATCGACGCGCTTAAACGCCGCAATCTTTGGCCGGAACCAGATCGGCCCCTGCCGAAACCCGCAGGCAAAAAAACCATCGCGGCGACCTATGATTACGTCGATCCAGAGACCGGCGAGATCAAGCTGCAAGTCGTGCGCTATGAACCCAAGGACTTCCGCCAACGTCGCCCGGACGGTGACGGCGGGTGGTCGTGGTCGGTGCCTGCGTCTGAGCGGATCTTGTTTAACCTTCCCGCCGTGTTCGCGACGGATAAAATCGTTTGTGTCGTCGAGGGCGAAAAAGACGTAATCGCTCTGGCCAAAATCGGCATCGTCGCCACCTGTAATCCCGGCGGTGCGGGCAAGTGGCAACCGAACTACACAGAGTCCCTCGCGGGCCGCGACGTGATCATCCTACCGGACAATGACGAACCCGGAGAGAACCACGCCAGAATTGTTGCAGAGGCGCTCACGGGCCGCGCTAGCCGCATTCGTGTCGTTCGCCTGCCTGATCTACCCGCGAAGGGTGACGTGACCGATTGGATTAACAACGGTGGGACACGGGCCGATCTGGCGCGGCTGATTATCAAGGCTGAAACGCCTGCGCCTGCGCCGGTCCAGACCATCACGACCGACGATGAGCCGGAGGATGACGCGCCGTTCAAACACATGGGATTTAATTCAGGCGTCTATTATTACCTGGCCCACGGTTCCCAACAGGTCGTCGCCCTTACCCCTAGTCAGCATTCCAAGGCGAACCTCTGTTCGATTGCGGATCTGAATTACTGGGAGCGGGAATTTCCGACCAAGACGGGTGCCAGTTACGACATGGCGATGAATTCCATGATGCGCCGCTGCGAGCGCAAGGGGATCTTTTCGCCGGATATGCTCAGAGGCCGGGGGGCATGGTACGATGACGGGCGCGTTGTCCTGCATCTGGGCGACGTGGTTTACCTCGACAAAAAACCCACCAAACCCGTCGCGGTGCGGTCGCGGTTTATCTATGAGCAGGGCCTGCCGATGCGGGCCGAGATTGACAATCCTCTAACCGCCAACGAGGCCAGACAGTACCTCGAACTCATCCAGATGCTGCCTTGGGAGAACGATCTTGACGCGCTCCTGATTGCCGGGTGGACCGTCTGCGCCCATATCGGGGGCGTTCTAGGCTGGCGTCCTCACATCTGGGTTGTGGGGTCTAAAGGGTCCGGCAAAACGCACGTAATGTCCAAGGTGATCAGGCCGGTCCTAGGCGATAACTGCCTGTTCGTGGTCGGTGAGACCACCGAGGCCGGGGTGCGCCAGTCGCTGAAACACGACGCGCTGCCGGTCCTGTTTGACGAGGCCGAGGGCGAAGACACGCGGGCCACAGATCGGCTACAGCGTATCCTTGCGCTGGTGCGCCAATCGTCTTCGGAATCGGGCGGTAAGATCGCCAAGGGTTCTGTATCGGGCCAGTCGCAGTCGTTCCAGATCAGGTCGTGTTTCGCCTTTTCGTCGATTAACGCCACCTTGGTTCAGCAGTCCGACCGCTCTAGAGTGACCGTGATCGAACTCAAGGCGAGCCGCCAGAAACACGCATTCGCGGATATCCTCGCGACCGAATCGCGCGTTCTGACCGAACAATTCATCACTCGGTTTTATGCTAGGGCGATTGATCAGGCGGTCAACGTGCGGGCAAACAGCGCCACGTTCGCCACAGCGGCCACGGCGGTTCTGGGCGAGCAACGGGCGGGCGATCAGATCGGAGCCCTTCTAGCGGGTGCCTGGAGCCTTACAAACGATGGTCTGGTTTCATTCGATCAAGCGCGTGATTGGCTGCACGATTTTGATATGTCGGAGCAGCGCGAAGAGGTGCAGTCGCAGTCCGATGAGCGGCTGTTATTGGACTTCCTGATGCAACAAATCGTCGATGTTCCGCTGGATAAAGGCGGCACAAAAAAGGCGATTGGCGAGCTGGTCCAGACCTGTCGCGGCGAGGATTATGGGTCGGTTGAGTATGCGAAACTGGCGCTTGCGAGGCTCGGATTTAAGGTGGAGCCGGACGGAATTTACGTCTCGAACACGGCGGACGGGATCAAAAGACTGCTGCGCGGGACGCCTTGGAGCGTGAATTGGTCCAAAATTTTACGGCGGCTTCCAAAATCCCGCGCACAAGCCGCGATGTACTTTGGATTCACCGGAAGCGTGTCGCGGGCCGTTTTCGTGGAAATCTGACGGAAAACCGTTAAAACGTTAACTTAATGTTATGTGTAACCCGTTGAATTTATTCAGGATATAACGAGTTAACGTTTTAACGCTGAAAACATAGTATCTATAGGGAAAAAACACGGAGACAAGAAAATTACAAAATCCATTTCTCTCTATATATATATATAAAAGCGTTAAAAGTGTTAAGTTGTTAGAACCTGTTAAAAATCATGCACTTACGCTTAACAAACGTGTTAACGCTCTGTTTTTGGACCGTTAACAAACTGAAATCATTAAACAAACGGGAAAATCACCATGTGGACCTACGAAAAGCAACTGAGATGGGATGATTACAACGTGAAGGACAGCCGGGGTTGGCTGGTCTGCGTCGTCGGCAACGAAAACGAAGCCAAGCTGATCGTCAATGCGGTGAACGAATACAGAAAAAAATTGTTGACGGAAAAGCGGGCTTGAACTAGGGTATCCAGACTGAAACTTAGACGCCTGGGAGGGCAATCATGAAAGCTAAAGACCTAACACAAGCGGACGTCGGCAAGTGGGTGACGTTGCGGGCGCAGATTATAAGCCTGGCTAACGGAGGGCCATATGGTCGATTTGCAGGTGACACTAACGAATATCTGCGCCACGAAATAACTTTTCCCGCAAACGCAATCGTTGAATTTATCAACCCATATTCGCCGGTTGAGAATGCCGATCAAATGATAGGTGACGTGTTCAAAAACCTCGGCACCCACTCCGCCGAATGGACCGTCTCAATGATCGACGGCGACGCCTGCCTGATGCGGTATCTGACCGGCCACGTATCCGCAGATTATCCGCTCAATCCTGACCTCTGGGAATTCGTCCGCAAGGGAGCCGCGTCATGAACGAGACCATCACGCTAGAACTTTACGGCGACGTCGAGATCCAGTTTGAGGTTGATCCATCGCCAGACGGTGATGAGATCGACAATCACTGGGTTAACTCGGTAATCATGAACAACGTCGATTTGCTCGAAGGCTTGACCGATTCCTGTAAGGATAAATTCCTAGAGAATTTCATGAGAGCAGCAGGCGGCGAATCGCACGTCACCGAGCTGATGTGGGACGCGTACTATGATCGTTGAAAAATCGTTCCACAAACTCACGCCAGATCAGGTGCGGGAAATTCGGGCTAACTACCGTCGGGGCAAGAGAGGTTCCGGCGGTAGCATTAAGGACCTGTCAAGGATTTATGGCGTATCGTCTTGCACCATGCACCGGGTTGTTTCGGGGCAGATTTATAAGGAGGTCAGAGCGTGACTAAATTTACTTTTGGTATTGATCACTGCAATAAAAGAACTATTGCAACGGGTCACGACAAAAACGGAATGCGAAATTTTGAAATCAGACTTCGCAATGGTCTTTTTGAATTGTGGACACAAAACACGAAAATTAAAGAAGGCTGGAACCCTGTTAAAACAAGTAAAGCCAGCATATTTAATCATGCTGAATTTGATTTATACGGGTGGGCGGAAAAACAAGATTGGGCTGATTACAAACCGAAACAGGAGGCTATGATATGATCCGAGCTATTTTAGAACTCGCAGCCGTCGTCGGCGGTCTGGCGTCAATCGTCGCGGTGTTAATCGTTTTGACGGCGATGGTCTGATCGGTTATTATCAGCCATCAATCTGAGGTGATCCATGGCCAAAAACGTCAGCCTATCTGTCAGCCGAGGCGAAAAGCTGTCGGTGAAGCAAGGCGCGGGTTTGACGGCCAAGGGTCGCCAGAAATACAACGCAGCCACAGGGTCTAATCTGAAGGCCCCAGCGCCGAATCCGAAGACGGAAGCCGATAGGGGTCGCAAGGCCAGTTTCTGTGCAAGGATGGGCGCTGTTGCTGCAAAGGCTAAGGACGGCGAGCGTGCCAAGGCGGCGCTTAAGAGGTGGAAGTGCTGATATGAAACTCGGTCTTTACGCAAATATCGCAGCCAAACGCGCCAGAATCAAAGCTGGCTCAGATGAAGCCATGCGCAAGCCTGGCACAAAGGGCGCACGGACCGCTAAGGCGTTTAAGCAATCAGCTAAGACGGCAAAAAAGAAATGAGCGACAAACCCGCAGGCTACGTTTTCGGACGCCCAACGTCCTATCGCCCTGAGTACTGCGAGCGTGTGATTGAGCTAGGCAAGCTGGGCAAATCGCTGGTGCAAATCTGTTCCGAGCTCGACGTCGTCAAGGCAACGCTGTTCAATTGGTGCGATAATAACCCTGACTTTTTGATTGCCATGGAAAAATCTCGCAGCCATGCTCAAAACTATTGGGAATCAATCGGTCACGACGGGATGCTAAATAAGTCCATCGACGCCTCGATCTGGTCGCGCTCAATGGCCGCGAGGTTCCCTGCTGACTGGCGCGAATCCAAACACCAAGAGGTCACTGGCGCTAACGGCGGGCCGGTTAATCACAGCCTCAAGATTGAATTCGTTGACAGCGGAAACCCTGCTTGACGATCCAGCTTCCCAAATGGTCCGAGATCCTGTTCGACGAATCGGCCAGGTATATCGCTGTCAAGGGCGGTCGCGGATCGGGCAAGTCCAGATCAGTTGCCACGGCGCTTAATCTGCGGGCTGCGGCGAAACCGCTTAGAATTCTATGCGTCCGTGAAATCCAGAAGTCTATTCGTGATTCGTCTAAGCGTTTGCTCGACGATGACGCGGAACGGATCGGTCTAACATCGTTTTACAATTCGCTTGAGACCGAAGTCAGAGGCGCTAACGGCTCGCTGTTCCTGTTTGCTGGTTTGCGGCACAACATCGACTCCATCAAGTCAATGGAAGGCATCGACATATGCTGGGTCGAGGAAGCCCAGAGCGTGTCTAAGACCTCGCTCGAAACGCTGATCCCCACGATCCGTAAGCCCGGCTCGCAGATCATTTTCACATGGAATCCGAAGCACGAATCGGACCCTATCGAAGAGATGTTTGGCCGCGAGGATCTGCCGCCTGATACGCGCGTTAAGACGGTCAACTACATCGACAATCCTTGGTTCCCTGACGTGCTTCAGAAGGAGGCCGATTACGACCTGAGCCGTGATCCTGAGAAATACAATCACGTCTGGATGGGCGGCTATCTCAGGAATTCAGAATCCCGCGTGTTCCGGAACTGGACCGTCGAGGAATTTGAGGCACCGGCTGACGCGCTGTTCCGCCTTGGCGCGGACTGGGGCTTCGCGTCTGATCCGTCGGTTCTGGTCCGTTGTCATATCGTTGGGCGTAAACTGTACATCGACTATGAGGCGCATATGGTTGGCTGCGAGATCATGGATCTTCCCAGCCTGTTCATGTCAGTGCCGGGCGCTGAGAAATGGCCGATCACGGCTGACAGCGCCAGACCTGAGACAATCAGCCATATGAGGCAACACGGGTTCCCCAAGATCCAGGCTGCGGTCAAGGGGCCGAAGTCCATCGAAGACGGGATTGAATGGCTCAAATCGTTTGATATCGTGGTCCATCCGCGCTGTCGTCACACCATCGACGAACTCACGATGTATAGCTACAAGACCGATCCGCTCACGCAATTGGTCCTGCCCTTGCTTGAAGACAAGAATAATCATATCATAGACGCGCTAAGATACGCCTGCGAGGGCGCTAGGCGGGCAAACATAGTCCGGCCTACGTTTGTCGCTCCTATCGCTGTCAACAGTCCCTACGCGAGACGCTAACAAATGGCCATGACGAAATCAGAGCGGTGGAGCGCCATTCACTACGAGGCGCTGGTCGAGTTTGACGCGATCAATTCGGCGGTCCGTGATGAGCGATTGCAGGCGCTGGACGATCGGCGGTTCTACAGTATCGCCGGCGCTCAATGGGAAGGCCCTCTGACTGAGCAATTCGAGAACCGCCCCAAGATGGAGGTGAATAAGATCCACCTCTCGGTTATCCGAATCATTAACGAATATCGGGCGAACCGAATCACGGTCGATTTTATCTCCAAAGAGGGCGACGAATACGACAAGCTAGCCGAAACATGCGACGACCTGTATCGCGCTGATGAGCAGGATTCGGGCGCTGAAGAGGCTTACGATAATGCCTTTGAGGAGGCTGTCGGCGGCGGGTTCGGTGCCTGGCGTTTGCGCACGGTTTACGAGGACGAAGCGGATGAGGAAGACGAAAAGCAACGGATCAGGATCGAGCCGATCTTTGATGCTGATTCGAGCGTGTTTTTTGACCTCAACGCCAAGCGTCAAGACAAGGCTGACGCCAAGCGGGCGTTCGTGCTCACGGCGATGACGCCAGAGGCTTACGAGGCCGAATACAAACACTCGCCCGCATCATGGGAAAAAACCATTGGCCGCACCGAGTTTGATTGGCTCACGCCTGATGTCGTATATGTCGCGGAATATTACCGGGTCGAGGAACGCTCCGAACTGATCCACGTCTACCGCGATCTGGGCGGTGAGGAAGAGCGCTATGCTGATTCCGAACTGGACGATGACAAGCTAAACGAACTGGCCGCTATCGGTTCAGTCAAGGTGCGCCAGAAGCGGGTGAAGCGGCAGCGTGTCCATAAGTTTATCCTAAGCGGCGGCGGCGTGCTTGAAGACTGCGGATATATCGCGGGCAAGCACATCCCGATCGTGCCTGTGTACGGGAAGCGATGGTACGTCGATAATACAGAACGCAGCATGGGTCATGTGCGCCTGGCGAAGGACGCGCAACGGCTCAAGAACATGCAGCTTAGCAAGCTGGCCGAAATATCGGCGCTGTCGTCTGTGTCTAAACCGATCCTGTTCCCTGAGCAGATCGCGGGCCACCAGGTTATGTGGTCTGAGGATAACATTAAGAATTATCCCTATCTGCTGATCAACCCTGTCACCGGCCAAGACGGGCAACAGGCGCTGACTGGTCCGACCGCTTACACGAAGGCACCGGAAATCCCGCCTGCGATGGCGGCTTTGCTACAGATCACCGAGCAGGATATGCGCGACGTTCTGGGCAATCAGGAGCAGGGCGAGAAGGTCGCTTCGAATATCAGCGCCAAAGCGATTGAACTGATTCAATCCAAGCTGGATATGCAGACTCAAATCTACGTCACGAACATGGCGAAGGCGATCAAGCGGTCTGGCGAGATTTGGCTGTCGATGGCGAAGGATATCTTCGTTGAAGAGGGCCGCAAGATGAAGGGTATCGCCAGTGACGGCACCCTGAAGAAAATCGAACTTATGCGGCCTGTCATCAACGAGAAGACCGGCGAGACCGAGACCGAGAATGATTTGTCCGACGCTGATTTTGATATCGCGGTTGACGTCGGGCCATCGTCGTCTAGCAAGCGTCAATCGACGGTTCGCAGCCTGACAAACATGTTGGCGATCACGACCGATCCTGAGACCGCTCAGGTGTTGCAGGCGATGACGATGCTTAACATGGAAGGCGAAGGGATCAGCGATGTTCGCGATTACTTCCGTTCTAAGATGGTCAAGATGGGCGTGATTAAGCCGAACGAGGAAGAGGCGGCGGCGATGGCTGAGGCGGCTGCGAACGCTGAGCCAGATCCGCAGCAGCAGTACCTCTTGAGCGCGGCAAAGGAAGCCGAGGCCAAGGCGTTGAAGACGGCGGCGGACACGAAACTGACCGAGGCAAAGACCCTAGAGACGCTGGCGGGTATTGAGGGCACTGTAGCGGCTCAGGAGGCCCCACAGGCGGCATCGGCGGCACCGGCGGCGGCACAGGCCCCAGTCACCGACGAAATGGCCCAGCGCAAGCGTGAGCTCGATATGAGGAACGCTGAACTTGAGCAGGAAATCAAGATTCGCCAACTCATGAAGGAAACCGCCCAGAGCGACGCGGTCGAGGCTGAATCCCAAGCGGTTTTGTCTTTGGCTGAGGCCGGGTCCGTGATAAAAGATGCTGTCGTCGGATTGGCTGAAGGCGTTCGCGGATTCCAGGCTGCCGTTGAAACAATGGCGGCTTCACAGAGCGAAACGTCTGACAAGGCCATTGCTGAAATCAAGCGTCCGAAGCGGGTAATCCGCGAAAAGGGCCGCATCGTGGGGATTGAATAGTGGCTGATAACACAACCCTAAACCCCGGCGTTGGCGGCGATGTTATCGCGACCGACGATATCGGCGGCGTAAAGTATCAGCGCATTAAGGTCGGGTTTGGCGAAGAGGGAACTTATCTCGACGTCAGCGACACAGACCCCATGCCGGTTTTGGGGCCGCTTACGGATGCTGAGCTAAGGGCCGCTGCGATTGCCGTCACCGGCGGGCTTACCGATGCAGAACTACGGGCTTCGCCGCTGGTCGTCACCGACACGACCGCAGCCGAATTGCTGGACGGTTTGCAAACGCTGTTGCTTCGGTTGCTGAACGCTACGAATAGCCCACGCGGTTACGATGTGGCGTTGGGCCGGAACCGGATGACGGCGATTATTGAAAGTGGCACGGTCAGCACGGTCACGGCGGTCAACGGCGTTGCAAACATCGGTAGCATTGGCAATCAGCAAGCCCAACTGCTTACCAACGGACAAAACGTGTCGGCTTGGGCCGCAACAGTTAGAGCGAGAATCACATAATGGCTAACACATTCAAAAAAGTCATTGACCGCCAGATGTGGGTGCAGGTGTCGCCCACGCCAAATGCCACGGCGGCGGCGACCTGCGTCTGCTCTGACTTGCGGTCCGACAGGTCGCGAAATCCGTTTGTGTATCAATTGACAAGTGCCACGGTCTTGAACCGCTTCAACATCGTATCCAAAGCTTGGAATTTTGTTCAATCCCCCGCCTTGGCTGGCACGTTCGGTGCTGGCGCGGCGATGGTGTTTGCGCCGTCTCAGGGGCTGAAGGGCGTCTTGGCTGCGGGCAACACGACGTCTTCAATTGTTGTTTCCACCGCATTCCCGACCGCCGTTGGTTTGAACATGCTCGCCAATCGCGGCGGTTCCGGCGAGTACGGCTTCAAAATCCGCATCATCGGCAAAGCCGCTGGTAAAGTCGAAGAGCGGTACATCGTCGGCAACACGGCTGGAACCACCCCAACCATCACGCTTGACACTCCTCTGACGTTTACGCCAGCCACGGGTGACGGTTACGAAATCCTTTCAGGCCGCGTGTTTATGCTGTCGGCGGGAGTTATGGCCGCGAACGCTTGGCGCTCGATTGAAGTCGCCACCAACACGCTGTCTACCGGCCTGTCTATCGTCAACCTGCCCGCCACGGTTGGCACCGACACCTCGCTATTGGCTCTTGACGAGCAATACACGCCCTACGACTGCGTACCCGGCGAAGGTATGATCAAAGGCACGTTCCTTTACGACACCAACCTATCGGCACGTTACGCGCTAGCGGCGACCGCTGCGGGCGCTAGCAGCCTTACAGGTCAGGCCACAAACGGCGATAGTGTCGTGAAGGCCAACGAATACCGCAATTTCCAGATCAGGATTGTGCAAGACACGGTTAACGTCACGGCGGTCGGCCAGCGCGGCATCATCGCCTCGCACACCGCTGGGCCATCGCCCGTCTACACGATGGGAACCGCTTGGGCTGTCACGCCTTCATCGTCGGCCAAATATGTCATCGAACTGCCGAACCTGATCCTTGGGCGTTCGACAGGTACCACGTCGGTTTATACGTGGAACTACAACGACACGACGATCAACAACGGCACCAACAACATCGTGACCAACGCTTGGTCAACGACGTATTTTGGCGCGGCACCGGCTGCCAACGCATCGGGTGGAATGTGGGCGCCGTCTTACGGTATCCAACCTGATCCAGCGCGAAATGCTCGCCATTCGTTTATGTATTTCTTTAGGGGCGCGGCGCAGAACCTCGACGTGCTAGACATCGCTGGCGCAATCGCTGGAACTTGGACCGGCACCGTAACTTATGACGGCGCACTAACGCTTACGGTCGGAACGTCTGGCACCTATGCACCGTTCGAAAACGAGGGCCGGATGTTCTACCTCAACATCTATGTGGCATCGGCGGCGAACCAGATTTACCGCTTCGACGTTAAGAATCGGGTGCTGTCGCCGTTTACCGCGACCGACAACATTCAGGCAGGCACCGGCACGTTGGGTCAGCGCATGGCGGCTTACGCTGCCCTTGACGGCACAGACACTTATGACGTGGTGCTGCTTATGTCTCACCTATCGACAACTTCTCAAGAGCTGGTGGTGCTGGTCTAATGTCTATCGCAGAACTCATAGACCTGATCGCGTCAGCCCTAGCGGCGCAGAATAGCGCGATGACCGACGCGGTTAAGAAGGGGGATCTCGCTGAGATAACCCGACTTGCGCCGATTATTGCGGAAACCGAGCAGACGTTGGCAGGGCTTAAAACGCTTCTATGACGCTAGTCCTCCTATTCTTTAACCTCAATCAGCCTGGCCCTGTCCCGCCAACGCCAGACACAGGCGGCGGCGGAGGTGGTGGTGCGGCTGGGGCTAAAGGCTGGGCCGCAGAGCGAGCAAGGCTAGAGGCTAGCTTCACGCTACCCCAAAACGTCGAAGCCGCACGGGCGGTCCTAGCCGACTCAGATCGACCGGCGGTCAAACGCGCCGCTAAGAAAATCTACGATTACAGCCAAGACCTGATCGCGATCAGCGCGCTGGAACGCGAGCTGGACAGGCTCGATCGAGAGATAACGACACGTCAAAACCTAAGCGCCGATATCCAAGCGGCGGCTGCGACCATGCGCGGGTATCTACAGGATGAGCAAGACGCCTTAGATTTGCTGATGCTGATCACGGAGCAAGACGCAGCCGAACTCTTAGCGGCAATCGGGATTTTGACGTAACGCAGAGATTGCCGTATGGTACGGCATGGCTTCCATCCAGCCTTATCGGATGAGTGGGTTATTTTATGAGCGAAGTGGCAGAGGCTAACGAAGAGATCATCGAAGTCGAAACCGAATCTAACGAACCTGAAGTCGAGCCAAATTCCGACGAACAGGAACCTGAAACGGACGACGAATCCGAAGATATCGTAGTTACCATTGGCGAGGAACCGCCCCCCGCCGACGAGAATACCGCAGCGCCGGAGTGGGTCCGCGAACTGCGTAAAAATCACCGAGACCTTCAGAAGAAGAATCGGGAACTTGAAGAGAAGCTGAAGTCCACCGTCGAGCCGGTTAAGACCGTCGATCTAGGCCGCAAGCCAACGCTTGAAGATTCCGATTACGACGCTGACGATTGGGAGCAAAAGCTATCTGGTTGGTACGAGCGGAAACGCCAGGTCGACGAGCAAGCAGCCAAGGCAGAAGCTGATCAACGCGAACAGCAGAAGGCATGGCAAGCCCGGTTAGACAATTACGGTAAGGCCAAGACCGAACTAAAGGTCAAGGATTTCGAAGACGCGGAAGACGTGTCCAAGGAAAAACTTAGCGTAACCCAACAGGGCATCATTTTGCAGGGTGCGGAAAATCCCGCGCTTGTGATTTATGCGCTGGGCAAAAACCCAAAGAAAGCGGCGGAACTCGGCTCGATCACAGACCCTGTTAAGTTTTCTTTCGCGGTCGCAAAACTGGAGACGCAGTTGAAAGTCAGTAACCGCAAATCGCCCCCACCACCTGAAGGCACTGTTCGCGGAACAGGCGCAGTTTCAGGCGCGGTGGGTAATCAATTGGAACGCTTACGCGCAGAGGCTGAAAAGACCGGAGACCTTTCGAAGGTAATGGCATTCAAGCGTCAACAGCGCGAAGCACAAAAATAGGAACTGAGAAATGGCTAACGCATTTTCCAAGGAAGAACGGGTTGCTTTTGAGGAGATCCTCGAAGGCTTCAACGACGCTCTGGTTCTGAGCAAGAACGTCGCCGTTTACAACACCGATTCGACCATGATGGAGCGGACCGGCAACGTCATTTGGCGTCCACAACCCTATATCGCCCAGTCCTTCACTGGCACCGATATGACGTCGAACTTTAAGGACTTCACGCAGCTTGCCGTTCCCGCGACTCTGGGCTTCAGCAAGTCGGTTCCGTTCATCCTGACGGCCACCGAACTGCGCGACGCTCTGCAAGAGAAGCGTCTGGGCGATGCTGCCAAGCAAAAGCTTGCGTCTGACATCAACCTCGCTCTGATGAGCACCGCGTCTCTGCAAGGCACGCTGGTTGTCAAGCGCACCGCCGCAGCCTCTGGCTTCGACGATGTGGCTCAAGCCGAAGCCCTGATGAACGAAGGCGGCGTCCCCGCTTATGATCGTTATCTCGCGCTTTCGACTCGCGATTATAACGGCATGGCTTCGAACCTTCAGGTCGCCTCGCGTTCGTTCGGCAATCCAAAGTCCAACAACGCCTATGAGAAGGCTTTCGTTGGTGAGGTCGCATCGTTCGGCACCTATAAGCTGGACTATGCTAACCGCATCGCTGCGGCTGGTGGCGGCACTATCACGATCAGCACCCTCGACGCTGCCACGAACTACTACATCCCCAAGGCCACCTCGACCGCAGGCACTGGCGAAACCGCAAACGTCGATAACCGCTATCAGACCGTCACCGTTTCGGCTACCGCCGGTGTGGTTGCTGGCGACTGCTTCACGATTGGCAACGTGTTCAACGTCCACGCCATCACGAAGCAGAACACCGGCCAGCCTAAGACGTTCCGCGTTATCTCGGTGACTAACGGCACGACCATGGTTATCTCGCCTCCGCTGATCACCAACCAAGTCGCCAGCGACGCCTCGGCTGAGTATCAAAACTGCACCGTGACCACCAAGTCGGCCACGGCGTCTATCACTTGGTTGAACACCGTCGCCGGTTACGCCAACCCGTTCTGGCAAAAGGACGCTTTGGAAATCCTGCCCGGTAAGTACGCTGTACCGACCGACGCGGGCGCGGCTGTCATGCGGGCTTCGACTGATCAGGGCATCGAACTGGTCATGCAGAAGCAATACGACATCAACACCATGAAAATCAAGTATCGCCTCGATACTCTGTTCGGTGTTGTGAACAAGCAGCCCGAAATGTCCGGGATCATGCTGTTCTCGCAGACCTAAGGTAACAGGGGAGGGCTTCGGCTCTCCCCAATCTTTTATGTGAGGTGTTAGACATGCCTTTGAAAAAGGGTTATTCTGCCAAGACGATCAGCGCGAATATCAAGCGTGAAATGTCCCGTGACAAGCCTCAAAAGCAAGCTGTAGCCATCGCGCTCAGTGTCGCTAAAAAGGCCAAGGCTAAGGCGAAAAAATGATGAAGTGCAAAGGCGGCAAGGGCAACGGCAAGGCCGGTAAGAAAATTGCGGTCGTTATCGCAATGGCAAAGCCTGCTAAGAAATCCAAGTAAATGAGTTATTCCAAGCGGCAATTTATTGAAGCGGCCCTAGAGGAAATCGGTTTAGCCGATTACGTCTTCGACCTGTCACCGGAGCAACTGCAAAGCGCAGTGCGCCGCATGGACGCGATGATCGCCGCTTGGAACGCTATCGGGATTCGGCTGGGGTATCCGTTGCCGTCTAACCCTGAGAATTCAAACATTGACGCCATCACCGGCGTCCCTGATTCTGCCAATGAGGCGATCATTCTTAACCTGGCGCTTCGACTGTCGCCTAGTTATGGTAAGGCGATTGCATTACCCACATCCGCTGCCGCAAGGATGGCTTACAATACGCTGTTGTCGCGGGCCGCAATGCCTGCCGAAATGCAATTCCCAGAGACGCTGCCGGTTGGTGCCGGTCAGAAGTCTTGGAACATCGACTGGCCGTTTTTCCAGCCTCCGAGCGAGCCGCTATTGGCTGGCGAAGACGGCGAGATTGTTTTCGAATAGGGTTCTCACATGCCAACGATCAACCAACTAACGGCTGTCGATTCTGTCGTTTCAAGCGATCAGGTGCCGATCTATCAGTCCGAAAACGGCGACGCTCGCAAGGCGTCTATGGCTGTTATCAAGACATTTATGCTGGATGGCATTACGGCATCTGACGACAAGATCACGCAATATGCCGCGCCATCCGCAACGGGCTTCAGCGTTCAAATCACAGATGGATCTGATAGCATTTGGCTAATCTTAACGCCTAACGCTGGATATGCAGCCGGAACTATTGTTCTGCCTGCCTTGGCGAACTGCGTTGACAAGCAAGAGGTGCTGGTAAATTGCACTCAGGCTGTCACCGCTTTGACCGTTTCAGGCAATGGTGCGACCGTTACAGGTGCGCCGACGACGCTTGCGGCTAACGCATTTTTCCGCTTACGTTTTGACGATGTTGTCAACGTTTGGTATCGAGTCGGATAGGAAATTAAAATGTCAATCCTTGCACCATTTCAGCCACGTCGGGGCCAAAACCTTACGGCATCCTCTGGAATCTCATCTTTATCTGTTTCGCTCGATGCTCAGGCCAAGTCGGTTCGTTTGGTAAACAACGGCGCGAATGTCTGCTTTGTGCGGATCGGCGCTGGCGCTCAGACGGCAACTACCGCTGACATGCCGGTTCGCGCTGGTAGCGAGATCGTCGTTTCCAAGGGTGACGGTGACGATACGCTAGCCCATATCTCGGCGCTGACGACCACCCTGTATATCCAGACGGGCGAAGGCGGTATCTAACCGTGACGCAAATCCCGATCCTAAACGGAATTTACACCGATAACGGTCCGGACATTCGCACTTCATATCCCGTCAACCTGATCCCGGTCCCTACGGTATCGGGCATTTCGGCGGGGTATCTGCGACCGGCTGACGGTATCGTCACGTTTGGATCGGGGCCAGGTATCGACCGAGGCGGGATTAACTGGCGCGGCGAGTGTTACCGCGTCATGGGTAGCAAGCTGGTTAAGATCGACGCAGGCGGCTCAGTTTCGACGCTGGGAAACGTTGGAGGGTCTGGGCTGGTTACGTTTGACTATTCGTTCGATCGGCTGGCGATAGCTTCTAGCGGGTCGCTGTTTTATTGGAACGGAACAACGCTCACGCAGGTGACTGATCCCGATTTGGGAACAGTGATAGATTTCGTCTGGGTCGACGGTTATTTTATGACGACCGACGGCGAGTTTCTGATCGTCACGGAATTGAACGATCCGACGCAAGTCAACCCGCTAAAGTACGGATCATCCGAAGCCGATCCAGATCCGGTCGTCGCTCTTCTGAAAGTCCGCAATGAGGTCTATGCGCTGAACCGAAACACGATCGAGGTGTTCGACAACGTGGGCGGCGATTTCTTCCCGTTTCAGCGGATTGAAGGCGCTCAGATCATGAAGGGCTGCGTTGGCACATTTGCCTGCGCGGTTTACCTAGATGCTGTTGCGTTCCTTGGATCAGGCCGCAACGAGACTATTTCGGTATTTTTGGGTGCGAATTCGGGTACGGTTAAGATCGCGACACGCGAGATTGAGCAGCTGCTCAAGGGTTACACCGAGGCTGAACTGGCGACCGTGAAGATGGAAGCCAAGGCAGACGATGGGCATCAACACCTCTGGATTCACCTCCCTGATCGAACCATCGTTTACGACGCGGCAGCATCGTCGGCACTGGGGCAACCGGTCTGGTTTACGCTGACAACTGGCGTTGACGGGTTTTCAGAGTATCGGGCGCGTAATCTGGTTTGGTGTTACGACAAGTGGCTTGTGGGAGACACGGCATCGTTTAACCACGGCTATCTGTCAGATGCGATTTCATCCCAGTTTGGGGATATCGCACGATGGGAATTCGGAACGCTGATCCTATATAACGACGGGCGGGGCGCGATTATCTACGATCTGGAGCTGGTCAGCCTCACGGGCCGAGTTGCGTTCGGTTTGAACCCGCAAATCGCCACATCCTATTCGCTCGACGGGCAGACTTACAGCCAAGAAAACTACATCGGCGCTGGAGGCCAAGGAGACCGTGCCAAGCGTCTGCGGTGGTTCCGCCAGGGCGCTATGAGGAACTGGCGCATACAGCGATTTAAGGGCGACTCACAGGCTCATCTATCGTTCCTGCGGCTAGAGGCGGCAATCGAACCGTTGGCGAACTAATGGCTAAGTTAAAACTTACGCGCAATCAGCTAGCATCGTTCCTGCCTGATCATGAAACGGTCAAGCAGTTTGAAACGCTGTTTACTGTTGTCGATGAAATCAACACAACTGGATATAATGACGCGGTTTTAGCTGCTGGTCTGGCTGACACAAAAGCGCAGCAGGCGTTAGATTCTATTGAGCGTGTTTCTAACGAAAATTCGTTGGCGGCGTTATCCCCAGCCATCGAAAACAATAATTCGGTGTTTACCGATTACATTGATTTTGCCCAGACCGGACCGCATACGAACACACCGGGTCGGCTGACTTGGAATGAGGCTGACGGCACACTTGATTTACATCTGAAGGGCGGAAACGTCACGCTTCAGGTGGGTCAAGAGGAGGTTGTGCGCGTTGTCAATAAATCCGGCACCAATCTAATTGACGGCCAAGTCGTTTATATTTCTGGCGCACAGGGCAATCGGGTAAAAGTTGATTTGGCAGTTGCCAACGGATCGTCAACGTTGGCGCGAACGGTTATTGGCTTGGTCACGGAACCCATCTTAAACAATCAAGAAGGATTCGTTACGATCAGCGGATTGGTCCGCAATTTGGACACAAGCGCGTTTACAGACGGCGACGTTCTGTATCTGTCAACCACCCCCGGCGCGATCACCAACGTCCCGCCAACGGCACCGGTTCACCGCGTTGTTGTTGGGTTCTGCATCAACGCCAACCCTGCTGTTGGTTCAATTTTTGTTACGGTTCAACCGGGATACGATCTTGAAGACCTAAGCGACGTTGCAATAACAGCGCCAGCATCCGGAAATGTGCTGATTTATGATGCAGTATCGCAGGTTTGGGAAAATAATCTGATTACGGCTGGGTCTGGGCTTTCCATAGCCAATGGACCCGGCACGATTGCAGTTAATTTTACCGTTGCTGCTGTTGGTGAATGGGCCGCGACACCATCGTCCGCCAACCTAGCAGCAGCGATGACAGACGAGACCGGAAGCGGATCTTTGGTATTTGCGACGCGCCCATCATTCGCAACGACACTGGGCGTTGGCGGGGCCACAGCGTCAGCGTCTGGGTCGGGGATCAGTTTCCCCGCAACGCAGAGCGCGTCAACAGATGCCAACACGCTAGACGATTACGAAGAGGGAACGTGGACGCTAACGGTTACGCCTGGATCTGGCGCGATCACGTCCTATACGGTCCAGTCGGCCAAATATACAAAGATCGGCAATTTGGTGACTGCTATTATCAAATTCACCATCACGAACAACGGCACGGGCGCGTCATATTTGCAAATCAATCTCCCGTTTACGTCGGCTGACGAGTGTATGGGGACGATCCGAGATAATGGCGTTACAGGCACCCAAGGCAACATACGAACAAGCGGTGCCAACGCTTTTCTGTTGAACTATAATTCAACCTATCCCGGATCAACGGGTGCAGTTATCACCGGCACAGTTACATTTAACGTGTAAGGGTAAGACAATGACCGTAATTATTAAAAACATCATCCCTGCAAAGCAGATGGAAGCCGCGCAAACGACGCAATACACGGCGGTTAATTGCAAGACGATCATTGACAAATTCACCGTGACAAACACGAGCGGGGCCAATGCCGTTTTCAGCGTCAATCTGATTGCGTCTGGCGGAACTGCGGGGAACGGAAATTTAATTGTAAAAACGAGATCCGTTGCGCCCAATGAAACGTACACCTGCCCAGAGCTGGTCGGGCAGACTTTGGACATCAACGGATTTATCCAAACGCTCGCCGGAACCGCATCGGCGTTGACCGTTTCGGCATCGGGCCGCGAGGTGTCTTGATAAATATTATGGTTCGCGTATAGTGTGCGGGCTGAGATCAAGAGCGCCCAGCGGTTCATAGCCTCCCCGTGAGAGACCATGACCGATATTCAGGCGATGCAGAAACAGGCTCTATCAGATCATGCCGCGATTTTCGCGCTTGAAGATCTGATTTTGCAGGCCGATCAAGTCGAACTCCCCGTCGAACACGAATTTTGCAATGGGCTGTATGCTCGCACGATGCACATTCCGGCTGGCGTTGCGCTGACTGGGCAGATTCATAAGAACGAATGTTTTTTTGTCGTGCGGTTTGGCATCATCCGCGTCACGTCTGACGATGGCCCCAAGACGCTATACCCCGGCGCGATGGTCGTCTCTGGCGCTGGTTCCAAGCGGGCCGGATTCGCGATCACTGATTCTGTCGTGACGACGTTTCACCTGAATACTGACAACGAAAAATCACCTGAAAAACTATGGGACGCTTTGGTTGTGCCTGCGCCTGTTAGTGCGCTGGAGGTTATGTAATGACGTTTGGATTGTCCGCCGCCGCGATGGTGGGTGTGGCTGGTGTAGCTACAGCCGGGGCCACGATTTACGCAGGCTCTAAGGCCGCATCCGCCGCTAAGTCCGCCGCGAATACGCAGGCGCAATCCGCACAGGCCGGAATCGACGAGCAGCGCCGCCAGTTTGATCTAACGCAGAAATTGCTTGGCCCCTACGCACAGGCTGGCGAGGGCGCACTATCGGCGCAACAGGCGCTGATCGGTTTGGCCGGTCCAGAGGCTCAAGCGGCGGCGATCCGTAACATTGAGATGAGTCCGCAATTTACGTCGATGGTTGCGCAGGGCGAAAACGCCATGCTGCAAAACGCATCGGCAACGGGCGGGCTTCGCGGCGGTAACACTCAGGCCGCGTTGGCTCAATTCCGGCCTAATTTGTTGTCGGGGCTAATCCAACAACAGTATCAGAATTTAGGCGGTTTAACGACGACCGGGGCGAATGCGGCGGCTGGTGTTGGTAGTGCCGGAATGCAAACAGGCGCGAACGTTTCTAATTTGTTGCAACAGCAAGGAGCAGCGACCGCTGGCGGGCAATTGGCGGCTGGGCAGTCGTTCCTACCGCAAGCGATTGCAAGCGGCCTAGGCGTGTTCTCAGGGCTTGGTGGGACGTTTGGTGCGCCTGCCGCGCCGAGTTATGCCGCCCCTAGCGTAATTCCTCAGCCATCATTTAACCCTGCGAACTATAACGTTCCGCCGATTAAACTTTAAGGGTCGATCATGGTCCAGCCTATTGACTACACCGTACCTATGCAAAACCCGCTGGCCGCTTTTGAGCAGGCCGCAAACATGGGCATGGGTATTCGTCAGAACCAACAGACCCTCGAAGCTAATCGGCTTAAGCTAGAGGCTGAAAAGGTCGCGCAGGCTAGGCAGGCGGAAATTCAAGCGGCTTTGGGCAAACTAACAAGCCCGGACGCAACGGCTGACGATTACGCTAATATTTCGATGCTGCTTCCCAAGGATCAGGCTGAATCCGTTCGGGCTGCTTACAGCATGAAAGATAAGGCATCGACGGAATCTGCCTTGCGGGATTCGTCTCAGGTTTTCACCGCATTTAATGCAGGCAAGCCTGAAATCGCGATTAAGCTAATGTCCGATAAGGTCGCCGCCTTGCGTAACAGCGGCAAGGAACAGGAGGCCGCGTATCTGGAAAATTGGCTTGAAGTCGCCAAGGATGACCCCGACGCTGCAAAGAATTTCTTTGGGTTTACAATCTCGCAAATGCCAGGCGGCAAGGATTTGTTGCAGTCGGCTATAGATTTTTCTAAGGCACCGGCTGAGATTGCTAAGGGTAAGGCGGAAGCTGATCGCGCAGGTTCGTTGGCGAAAATTGACGAAGCCAAAGCAAAATGGGCACCGAAAAATGAAGAGGCCAACTATGGCGATCTGTTGGCCGGTATTGGTCTAAAGGGCGCACAAACCTCTGCGGCTCAGGCTTCGGCTGAATCGTCAAGGGCATCGGCTGCGGCATCACGTGCCACCGCCAATCGTGAGGCGGCTGAGGCGCGATCCTTGACCGCTGGCGTTATTCCCGTTGCCAAGCGCCCAGAAGCTGAAACCGCATTGCGTAAAGAGTACAACGTGCAAACCCAGCCGTTTAGAGAGGTTCAATCATCCTACCGCCGCGTAAAGGCTGCGGAATCCACGGGCGCTGGCGACATTGCGTTGGTCTATGGCTACATGAAGATGTTGGACCCCGGATCGGTCGTTCGCGAAGGTGAATTTGCCACGGCTGAAAAAACGGCAGGCATCCCTTCGGCGGTTGTTAACGCCTACAATAAGGCACTGAGCGGCAAGCGATTGACTGAAGATCAGCGCAAGATCTTTAAGCGCCAAGCGGGCGGGCTTTATAACGCTGCGCTAGAAGGTGAGAAAACCGTTCGTGGTGGTATTGAGCGCATTGCCAAAAAAGGTGGCTTGGATACGGGCCAAATCTTCTATGAGAGTGCGCCGCAACGGGTTGCTACGGAAGCGCCAGTTGAGAAAAAGGCTCCCGTTTCGGGCGGAAAAATCCCCGGCGTCACCGTCAGTAACTTCTAAGGTGAAAAATGCCTAGAAACATTACCGTTACGTTTTCTGACGGCTCACAACATATCTACCAGAATGCCCCTGACAACCTGACGCCAGAGGCAGTGAAGACACGCGCCGAAAGCGAATTTAAAAAGACAGTCACGGCTTTGGATGGTGGGCGTAAACCACAAACCCGCACCGCCGCCGAATCCCTAGGCATAGGCGTCCGCAACATCGCCACGGGCCTAGGCGGCATGGCCGATATTGTCGCCGCGCCTGTTAACACGCTGGCAAACGTCGTCGCCGGATATCAACGCTATTCTCCGACGCCTTATCGCGACGTTGCCGAACGAGCTGCAACGGCAATCGGTCTGCCGGAACGCGGCACGAGCGGAACGGATCTTCTGGCGCAACAGATTATCGAAGGCGCGACGGGCGCGGCTCTGACGGCTGGCGGCGGTATGGCCGTGCAAGGCGCTAGGGGCTTGACTGGGGCTGTTGGTAAGGCTCTGGCTGCGCAGCCTGTTCTAGGTGTTGTGTCTGGTGCAACGGCGTCTGGGGCTGGCGAGGCGGTGCGGCAATCGGGCGGCGGTCCTGTCGCTCAGACTGCGGCGGCATTGGGCGCTGGTATTTCGCCGTTCGCAGCATCCGGTTTGGCTAATATGGCGCAACGTGGAATTCAAGCCATTCGCACCCCAGCCGTCCAACCCGAAATTGTCCAGCAAGCCGAGCAAGCTGGCGTCAACCTTATGACGTCTGACGTTTTGCCGCCCCAAACCTTTGCGTCTCGATTTGTCCAATCCACGGGCGAGCGTATCCCGCTGACCGGAACGGGCGGAATGCGGGCCGCGCAACAAGACGAGCGGATTACGGCTGTCAAAAATGTGATGGAAGATTTTGGCGCATCGGACGCGGGCGAGGCACTGGAAAAGGTGTCGGCGGATTTGCTGAAAACCCGTGGTGACGCCATCACGAAATACAGCGGCATGAAGACCGGCATCATCGAAAAGACTGCGCCAGGTACGCCAGTTAACACAGATCGCACCATCGCAGAATTTGACAAAAATATTGCCAAATTGCAGCAACAGGACACGTCTGAATCAAGGGCGCTAATCAAATATTTCAAAGACAAGAAAAACGCTTTGATTGGCAAGGACCTTGTGACCGTCGAAGAAATCCGCCGCACCATTGGCGAGGGTTTGGGCGATCCAAACCTAGCCGCCGTTAAGGGCGCGGGCGAAAAGATTGCAAAGAATATCTATGGCGTCCTACGCGAAGATATGGGCGACCATATTAAGCAGTTTGGCGGCAAAAATGATTTTACTAAATGGCAGGTGGCCAACAAGCGTTTGTCCGAAAGCGTTGGCGAACTGCAAGTCACGGCTTTAAAAACGGCATTGGCTAAGGGAAACGCAACGCCTGAGACCGTTGGTAATTTGCTATTTAGCAACAAGCCAAGCGACGTAAAATTGCTGTATCGAAATTTGAGCCAATCTGGTAAGAACCTCGCCAAGACTGCAATTTTGGAACGGGTTTTGAAGAATTCCGGCGGGATGGAAAATCTCAGTCCTGATAAATTCATCACTCAGGTAGGAAAAAATGGAAGCTCTATTGGTGTTTATTTTTCTGGTGCTGATCTCAGACAGATCCAAGGCCTAACAAAGGTTTTGGAAGCAACGCGCCGTGCTGGTCAGGCCGCGTTGTCACCACCTACCGGGGCGCAACTTGCCATTCCAGTCGCAACGGCGGCATTGGCGGACGTGCTCGGAAGCGGCGGAGCGGCCCTAACAACGGGTGCGCTAACTGGCCTAATGGCGCGGGCTTACGAAAGCAAAGCCGTCCGCGATCTATTGATTAACTTCCCCAAGATGCCGCCAAACACGCCAGCACAAGCGGCGGCGCTAGAGCAGATCCTTCAGGCTTCGGGCATCAACGCGGCGCTTCAAGCCGCCCAACCCGCCCCAATCCAAGGCCCCACATTCGAATTCGATAACCCTGAAATGCAAGCGGCCTATGAGGCCAGTCTAACGCAGGAACCGCCCCAATGAGCTATTCAATCGCCGCGCCGTTTTCCTATTTCGTCGGTAGTGACGGCTACGCGCTAGATTCTGGTTACGTTTATTTCGGCGTTGAAAACCTTAACGCTGAAACGAATCCCGTGACCGTTTATTGGGATGTGGCGCTGACGATTCCTGCGGCCCAGCCGATTAGAACGCGCAATGGTCTGCCGTATCGCAATGGTTCTCCAGCCAATATTTTTGTTGGTTCGTCTGTGTCGGTTATCGTCAAAGATAAAAACGGCGCGATGGTCTATAACTCCCTTAGTAATAACTCATTGGCTGGGGCGTCCGGATCAACCACGATTGGCTATCAATATCCCGGCTCTTCGGTCACTCGATCCGTTTCAACTCGCCTAACAGATTATGTCAGCGTTAAGGATTTCGGCGCGACCGGCGACGGCGTAACTGACGACACGGCGGCGGTCCAAGCGGCGTTTACGGCAAGTTTTGCGGTATACCTCCCTGCGGGGACCTATGACTGCGGGCAGCTAACGCTTAAAACAGGTCAAAAGATTGTTGGTGACGGCGTTGGCGCAACCATCATTAAGCACAAATCCGGCACAAACGCTTTTGGTCTGTATGGCACCGGAATCAGCAATGTTTTGATTTCTGATCTAACCCTAACGGGGAACAGCGCCGGAAACCTGACGGGCGGCATGGGCGTTCGCATTGAGGGCAGTAGCTCAGGCATTACCATTCAAAACGTCAAGGCAACCGATTGGCGTTTGGACGGTATCGCAAAAACAGGCACTGGCACCAATTTTGATGTTCTTAACTGCGAGTGCTCAAGCAATCTGCGAGATGGCGTAACGATCAGCGGGGCGACGTTCAACACTGTTCAACTGTGTTCGCTAAACAGCAACGGTCGATATGGTTTGGTTTTTGGCCCGTCGGCCAGCAATTCCTCCGCTATTCAAAACACCGCAAACGGAAACGGCGAAAGCGGCTTGACCGCAAGTGGTTTTGGTGGCGTGCTAAACAATATTCTTTTTGCGCTAAACACGACTAATTCCAATGTTCAATATGGCATTAACAGCATCACGGTTACAAATGCCACCTATCTGAGAAACGTGGCCGAGAGCAACGGCGTTGACGGTATGGGCGTTACGCTTACCAGTCCATATGCGCAATTTATCGGCAATCGCGTTAGCAGCAATGGCCGCGTTGGAATTTCTGTTGATAGCGCCAGTGATTACAGCATTGTCAGCGATAATCTTTGCCTGTCTAACGGTTGGGAAGGCGTGGGCGTATACCGCAGCACCGACGTTACCGTCTCCGATAACAAGGTTCTCAACAACGGCGTAAACGCGGTAAGCGATCCTGATCCGACCGGGTATGTTCATGACGTTGGCATTTTTGTTTACGATACAGCCAACACGCCAAACAATATCGCGTCCAATCGCTGCACCATCGTCAACAACACCATTGCAGACACGGGCGGCAATACGCAAAAAAGAGGCGTTCGGTTCCAAGACTTTTTTGGAAATTCAACTGGCGCCATTCTTACCGGCAACATTTTCTATGGTGCCACCACCGCGCAAGTCACGGCTATTGACGCCAACCTAGCCTATGTGACGGCTAACAGCGGATATTCAAAACCGGCTGCTGATCTCACCTTGCAAAATGGCTGGGTGGCTTATGACGCGACATGGCAGCAGCCAACATCCTACCTTGATGCGGACAACATCGTTCACGTTACCGGATCAATTAAAAACGGAACCATTACGGCTGGAACGGTAATCGCAACCTTGCCTGTTGGTCAAAGGCCCGCTAAGGTTGAGGGGCCGTTTTTGGTTTACAACAACTCGACCTATTCCAGCGTTTACGTCTCCACAAACGGCGACATTGTGGCGCAAACCGCATTGAACGCAACTCGCACAACACTGGCCGCGATTAGTTTCAAGGTCGCTTAATTTGTAATTGGAAGCGTAATGGAAACTCAGGCTCTTATTAACTTTGGGTTTGTTTTGGTCTCCGGCGTTCTAGGATGGTTCGCTAGAGAGATGTGGTCGGCGGTCAAGGAATTGAAATCCGACCTCGCAAAGCTACGCGAGGAACTGCCGAAGACGTATGTCACAAAAGATGACTTTAAGTCTGATATGCAGCGAGTATTAGACATGCTCGATAAGATTTGGACCAAGCTCGACGGTAAAGCTGACAAGTAGGGAGGCCGCATGGCCGGACCAATCGGATATATCGACGAGGCTTTGCTTGCCTACGCGAGCGAGCGCCAGAGGCAATATATAGAGGCGATTAACACCTACGGATCAGCACGGGCGGCGGCGACGGCGCTGGGTGTCGGTAAAACGGCGATTACTAACGCGCTGATGGCTCTGAGATTAAAGGCGGCATCCTCAGGATACGCGCCAGACGCAGACCTAACCCGTCCGGTTGCGCCGGGTTTCGCTGTTAAACGAGCCTCCACCTATTACAACAAAGACGGTAAACCTTCGGGCCAGTGGCTGATTCAGGAGCCGACCGCGCAGGCTAAGCAAGCCGAAATGGACGCTCGCGTTCTGGGTATGCGCGACGAGATGATTTCCGCGATCCCGATTCCGTACAGCGGATATTCTGATGGCGATCTGCTCACGGTATATCCCCAAGGCGATCCCCACGCGGGCCTATATTCATGGGAGGCTGAAACCGGCTCACGGTTCGACCTGACGGAGTTTGAGCGGATTACCTGTTCGGCTATAGATCGGCTGGTTGATGCGGCTCCTGCCTCATCCCTCGCGCTCTATAACGATAAGGGCGACTCTACACACGCTGACAACAACAAAAACCGGACGCCAGGTTCGGGGCATTACTTAGATGTGGTCGGGCGTCACTCTGAGGTGATTCGCGTTGTTATGCGGTGCAAGCGTCACCACATCCGCCGGATGCTGGAGAAACACGCCAAGGTGATCGTGCGGATTGATCCGGGTAATCACGATCCGGAAACGGCGCTAATGATCGCGCTCATGATGGAAGCGCATTATGAATCCGAACCACGGGTCGAGGTTATTACTAGCCCTAATCCTTATTGGTACTATTTATGGGGCAAGAACCTGATCGGCACATGCCACGGCGACGGGGCCAAGGGCAAGGATTTGCCAATGATTATGGCGAACGATGCCGCGCACTGGTGGGCCGCTGATCAACATCGCGTTTGGCTGGTTGGTCACGTTCACCACCGCGACGTGAAGGAGTACACCGGATGCACGGTCGAATATATGCGGACGCTAGCGGCTTCGGATGCTTGGCATCACGGTTCGGGCTATCGGTCAAAACGTGATATGCAGGCGATCACTTACCACAAGATCGACGGCGAAGTAGAGCGGGCCACATGCAGCCTAGCACGGATTAACCGGCTGTTTACGGAGACGGCACAATGAACGACGCGAAACTAATCACCGAGCTGGTCAAGGATGAGGGCCTACGCCTGAAACCTTACAAATGCACCGCCGGGAAAACCACAATTGGCGTTGGGCGTAATCTTGATGACGTTGGGATTTCGCAGAGCGAGGCCTACACGCTGCTCGCGTCTGATATTGCCAGAGTGAAAAAAGAATGCGAGCGCCAACCTTGGTGGCCCTCGGTCGAGGATGACGACGTTCGGTCCCGCGTGATGCTGAATATGTGTTTTAATCTCGGAATCCGCCGCCTATCTGGATTTAAAAACACGCTCGACGCGGTGGCCGATCAGCGTTGGAAAGACGCGGCGGCTGGTATGCGAGCGAGCATGTGGGCGAAACAGGTCGGCGGTCGTGCGGAACGTTTGGCAAAGATGATGGAAAGCGGCGATGATTAAATATATTCGTGACCGTTTGAACGAGCGTTCAACCTGGATGCTGATCAGCGGCGGGATCGTCACGGCTGCGACCCTAGACGTGCCGTGGTCCTATGCGGCGGCTCTGGTCGGTGTTGTCGCGGCTCTAGTGCCAGATGGCAGCGTGTAATGATTTCGTGGCCATATATCTTAGGCGCATTGGTCGCTGTTTTCATACTGGGCTGCGCGAACGGTTACGCGATCCGCGACGGATCGGCCAAGGCTGCGGCTGTTAAGGCGTACAAGGCTCAGATTGCCGTACAGGAGCGATTAAACAATGTATCGACACTATATGAAGCCGAGCGCGAACGGGCGTCACGGGTCGCCACAGAGCGAACAAACACGGTCAGAGAATATTATCGCGATGGCCCGGCGGTTCCTGCCGAGTGTGGCGTTCCTGATCCTATGTTCGGGCTGCTCATCAGTGCCGTCCGAGATTACAATGCCGCCGCCGAATCTGGCGAGATCCTGCCCAGCCCTGCCGGAACCGGCGCGGTTGGACCCTGAAAGGCTGATCTGGGAATTGGATCTAATCGCGAAATATCAGGACTGCGCTACACGCCACCGGCTGACGATTGAGGCTTGGAAATCGCTAGACACAAAACGCCAGAAGCGGTAAGCCATGTTTAACAGGCCGCGTTCTTTTTCCCAGTGCATAGCGTAAAGCAGGGATCGAAACCGGGCCAGGTGCGTAAGTTAAGCAGTGGCGGCCAAAGACATATGGTTCACTGTAACCCGGCTCATTACGCTAAAAATTAAGCCCCTGACGTTGCCGCGTCGGGGGCTTTTTACTGACCACAAGCGGATAAAACAGAGCCGTTCTTGAGGTTTACAAAAAAACCCCGTCGCGGATCAAATCGACGCGACGGGGCTAGGTAGTGCGGGCCGGGAGGAAACCCGCCCTGAGTAGTTAGCATTTAGTCGCCAGATTGTCTAGCTTCGTATTGTTCAACGTCGATCAGGCGATAAAAAACGGTTTTGCCGATCTTGATATGTGGCGGGCCGTAATTCAGGGATCGCCAGTTAGCAAGGGTGCGAACCGTTGGCGTTCCGTAATAACGAGCCGATAGCTGGGCTGGCGTTAGAATATCGGTGCTATATCCTGTAGTCGTCAATTTAAAAGTCAAAACATCGCCTCCAAATCCTCGGCGGGTTCGTCTGTTAGCTCAGCCTCGATGATCCGAACCGATCCGGCGGCGACGTCTTTTAGGACGTCAAGATAATCCTTGCCCAAGCGGTTTTGCACGTCACGCGGCGTTGACTGCCACGCTGTTTTTAAGGCGTCTAAACCCTGTTTGGCGGCGGCGTTTAGGATCGCCTCATGGTCCGGTTCTTCAGGAATAACCACCGACGATTCCAGATTAAGCCGTTCGATCACGCTAGGACGCGGCGTCACGTCACGGGGCTGGTAATCTTCGGCTTCCTCGATCACCAACATCCCGCTCGTTGCACCAGGGCAAACGGTGCGGACGCCTTCGGATACGACGCGGGATCTTAGCATCTGGCGCGGGTATTTTTTCCACATCGGGTTATTGATCCCGGCTTTGGATGCTCGCGCCATATCCCACGAAATCCGCACCGTGCCGCCGCTGGGGTGCGAGAACGTCGCGTCTGCCTTGGTATCGTCCAAGCCATGCCATTCAACCGAACCGCCGCTAGAGAGAAAATCTCGCAGCATGGATTCAGCTTTCTTAGCGGGCCGTCCGTTGATGATGTGGTAGTCCTGTGCCGCGCTGGCCGGGTGCCTGTTTTCGGATTGCGCGATCAGGCAGAGGGCAAGCGCTTGCTCTGGCGTTGTTACACCAAACAGTTTGGACGCTGAGAAGGCGCGGGCCATGCGTTCTAGATCGGGGATTTGGTGGATGGTGGGGAGGTTCATGCTACGGATTCCTTAACGGGGATTTTGGTTTCATCGGCAAAGCCGAACATGGGTAGGAAATAGAATGGCTGGTTTCGGCTGCGAAATAGGTCGGATGCCAATATTTCGTCAACGGCATACATTGCAAATCTCACAACGGCATCACCTGCAATATCCGTTTCGCCCTTAACCACGGCGTCTTTTGTAATTTCTCTTGCTTTATCTGCCGCGTAAAACCAATTCATACTGCTTGTTGCTATTCTTGCGACGCCCCCGGCCATTGCCGCCGCGTGTTTCACATAGGCGTCATCGGAACAAAGCCATCCGTTAAAAATTTTCTCCCAATCCTCTCGCCCCATGGCCTTAAGGTGTGCGTTAAAGGCGTCAATGATGTGACTTTTGGGGCCGTATTCATGATCATCCATTTCTAAATCCTCTTCAGCAAACGGGTTAATAGCGACGGCTTCGGCGTCTCAGCCATGCGGTCAAACGATGTGTCGCGCTGGACGATGCCGATCCATGTTTTGAAAAACGCGGTCGTTTTTTCGACGCCAACGCAGCGACCGATCAGGCCGGAATTGGCGAACATGAAGACGTAGTATTTACCGATTTCAGGTTTCATGATTCATCCTTCGGTTGGGGCCGTAAAGCGGCGCGGGATTGAGAAAGGTTCCAACCGTTTTCAACCTCAACATCAAAATCCTCATCAAAAAAACTCCATTCATCTCTAAAGCCCTCTCGATACGCTTCTTCAACTAACTTTCGCAGCCGCTCATTTTCCACAATCAATCTGGCGTTTTCGCAAGCCAAATCATATTCGCCGTCTTCGCATTCTTCTTCCATTACGTTTCCTCCCTCTTAGCCCAGCGCGGCAACCCCAGTGGCTGCAACTGCTGCGAATATCCCGGCCATTTATCCGAAGACAGGCAATCGGCATATAACCGCAACGCCTTGCGATATTCCGCACGACCGGCTTCGATCATTTCGCCATCTGCAAAATAATAGGCGCTTGCCCAAGGTGCGGTTTTCTCATGGGCTAGGAACATAAATGCTTCAGGAATTTCACCCCATACCGCTGCCATGCCGTCCATATAAAACGCGGCTTGCAAGTGATATTGATAATTATAGGCCGACCGCATAAACGCTTCGGCGCTGGCGTCTTCGGTTGACTTCACGTCAACGATTGCACCGGGCATGAGCCAATCTGGGCGGCACTTGCACAGAACCTCAGTTTCAGGATCAATCCAAAACACGGATTGTTCAGCCTTACCGTCTGCGAAAATCGCCTGTGCTAACGGATGTTGACGGCATGAGTTTTGAATCTTTAGGGCCGCTTCAAAATCGGCGGCACTGATCAGGGTGGCGTTCTGTTCGGCTGCGATTCCGAATGCGGTTTCATACAGCATCTTGCCTTCCTTGGTCCGCCGATCAACATCGGGCGCAGGATAGAAACGCTCGCCAAACGTATCAGGCTCCAGAACCGCCGCGTGAATAGCGGTGCCGAGGATCATTGTTGGCGTTGTCTTACGCGGCTCGCGCTTCGGGTCGAGATAGGCTGACCAATAGTGAAGCGGCGAGCGTTCCGCGATTAGCTTTAGACCGCTGGCGCTAATGCCGGGGCTTGCGTGATAATCCTCATTGAGGATATCGGGGTATATTCCAGGTTTCATGTTTTGTCCCTCCAAGACCCCCATTCAATACCGCCGCGTCCCGTGGGTGTCAAATAGAACTTGCAAAATAATTTCGGGCGGGTAGTTTGTGGGGGACACTGGGAGGTGGAAATGACCGTAATTCGATCAGTCTATGAAAATCAAACCGAAATTCTAAAGGGGATCATGGCTCTTTATGCGCCGGATGGTTTCGAGTGCGATTGCACTTATGGTAATGGGCAATTTTACCGCGACATTCCGCCGCCAATTTTTCGATTTGATATTGACCCGCAAACGCCAGACACAATTCAGGCCACAAGCGACAATCTGCCATTAACTGACAAATCCATTTCAAGCTTAGTTTTTGATCCGCCATTTTTGACTTATGTGCGAACTGGGCGCGGCGGTAATGGCAACATGATAATGGCGAAAAGGTTTGCCGGATATTGGCGATATGATGAATTGGAATCTCACTACAAAGCCACGTTGACAGAAGCGGGCCGCGTTCTATGCAAAAATGGGATCATGGTTTTTAAATGCCAAGACATTATCCATAATCATAAAATGCACTGCACCCACGCTAACGTAATTGCATGGGCCGAAAATTCAGGATTGAGGCTTCAAGATCTATTTATTTTGCCTGCAAAACATAGATTACCTTCACCAAATCGAGCCGGAACGCAAAAACACGCAAGAATTTTTCACAGTTATTTCTTAGTGTTTCGGAAAATCTAGCCATGACATTCAAACTCAGAGACTACCAAACCAACCTAATCGACCAGGCGCGCCAAGCCATCGCCGGGAAACAAAACACGGTCCTGATGGTCGCGCCGACCGGAGCCGGTAAAACTGCGCTCGCCGCCTATATGCTTGGCACCGCCGCCGCGAGGGGTAATCGTGCATGGTTTATCGTCCATCGCCGGGAACTGATCACGCAATCGTCCCGCACGTTTGAGAAAGTCGGGATCGCCCACGGGATCATAGGCGCAGGGTTTACGCCAGATCGACGCGCACCGGTCCAGATCGCGGGAATCCAGACGCTGAAAAATCGGCTGCGGGATACACCACCGCCATCGCTGATCATCTGGGATGAATGCCATCACGTCGCGTCTAAATCTTGGTCAGACGTGTTCTCTGCGTTTCCGGATGTGGTCCATATCGGGCTTACGGCCACCCCATGCCGTCTTGATGGGCGAGGGCTAGGCGAGTGGTTTGATACGATGGTCGAAGGCCCCACGACCGCCTGGCTGATTGAGAACGGGTTCCTGTCACCGTTTAAATTCTACGCGCCATCGTCGCCAGATATGTCAGACGTTCGTACCGTGGCTGGTGATTTTGATAACAAATCTATGGCTGACAAGATGGACCGGCCATCGCTCACGGGCGACGTGATTGGGCACTATGAACGCCTATGCCGTGGTAAACGCGCCATCGTTTTTGCAACGAACATTCAGCACAGTCAGAACGTCGTGGGCCAGTTTCGAGCGGCTGGCTATCGAGCCGAGCACCTCGACGGCAAAACGGATCGGGTGCGGCGTGATTCCGTTTTAAAGGATTTCGAGGCGGGCCACGTTTCGATTATTTCGAATGTTGATCTGTTCGGTGAGGGTTTCGACGTACCCGCGATTGAGGCGGTGATATTATTACGACCGACGCAATCCACCGGCCTGTATCTACAGCAGGTCGGGCGGGCGCTGCGGACGTCTGAGGGTAAGTCTCACGCGATCATTCTGGACCATGCGGGGAACGGTTTGAGGCACGGTCTGCCAAATATGATTAGAGACTGGAGCCTAGACGCGCCGCCACGGGGGAAACGGTCCAAACCGTCCGACGCGCTGCCGATTAAACAATGTATGTCCTGTTACGCGGTACACGCACCGGCCCCAGCTTGCCCAGAGTGCGGCCACGTTTATGTCACCGAGGCTCGCACGATTGAGCAGGTCGCAGGAGAATTGGTTGAAGTCTCAGCCGATATTGTGTTAAAACAGAAAAAGAGGGAGCAGGCTTCGGCAAAAACAATTGATGATTTAATCGCGCTTGGCAGATCACGGGGACACAAAAACCCCGAAGGCTGGGCTAAACACGTTCACAGAGCGAGGATGATGAAACATGGCTAAATTATATGATGTCGCCGTTAAAACCGGCAGTTACACCGACAATTCAGGCGCGACTAAGAACCGTTACGAAAATATTGGCGTGATGATGGAGGGCGATAATGGGCCGTACCTAATGCTGAAGCGCACGTTTAATCCGGCGGGCGTGCCAGGTAATGCAGATCGGGATAATATTATTTGCTCGCTGTTTGAACCACGTGACAATCAGGCGGCACGTCCGGCGGCTCGCGCACCGTTGAACGTCGCTGATGATGAGATTCCGTTTTAACCCCAGAAAGGAACTGTCAAAATGAGTAGAAATTTTAATTTTGGTTGGGCCTTAGACGCCTTACGCGATGGGGAGCGGGTCCACCGCAAAGGTTGGAACGGCAAAGGAATGTGGCTAGAACTTCAGGTTCCGGACGAGCATTCAAAAATGACCTTGCCTTATATTTTTATGACCATTTTGACTGGTGGTCATGTTCCTTGGATTCCGTCTCAAACCGATCTGTTAGCGCTTGATTGGGATCTGGCCGAATAATGTCCGCGTTCGCTGATCAGGAAGGCGGGGATCACTATAAAACTATGCCGATCCAGCCGATGGAATACGGCATGGCGAATGGCCTAGATCCGTTACAGTTTTCGATTCTGAAATACGTTACGCGGTTTCGAAAAAAGAACGGACTGGGCGACCTGTTAAAAGCCAAGCATTGCCTTGAGATGCTGATCGAATGGGAATTGAAATGTCCGAGCACGCCATCCAAAACGAAATCCGTTTAGGGATTTCTGGCAAGGCCACGATGTTTAGGAACAACGTCGGCACTGCCTATGTGGGTGAGGTTTACCGTCCGAATGGTATTCAGTCTGTGACGGTCGGCCCGGCGGATGTTGTAATTCGAAACGCTCGCATTTTTCATGCGGGCCTATGTGAGGGATCGTCAGACCTAATCGGCTGGCGGTCCCTCATTATAACCCCCGAAATGGTGGGCGAGCTTATCGCAGTCTTCGCGGCGCTAGAGGTTAAATCAAAAACAGGTCGAGCGACGGCGGGGCAGAAGAATTTCTGTGATCGCGTGATCCAAGCTGGCGGATTGGCCGGAATCGTAAAATCTTTGGATGATGCGAAAAAGGCACTTGCAATAGACTGATAAATTTTTCATATTCTCAGGGCGCGGAGGGCGCATTCGGAGGATTATGAAATGTTTTACGAAAACGAGACTGGCCCAGTTATTGAGGCCCATTACACCAACGCCAGCGCGCGCTGGTCCGCTTCGGTTCAAATTGCTGAGCGTGTTCGTGGTGAGCGCACATGGCTCTGTCAGATTCCCGTTACCGGCAAGCGAGAGGCGCGTAAGGTCGCCGCGCAACACAACGCCACCCCGTGGAACTTTTAGGAGCGGTCATGACAGGCAATCAATACCTAGGCGTAAAAATCCCGGTCCCGGCTGACTGGGCCACGGTCGCGCCAACCAAAATCCGCAAGAATATTTACAGCCATTACGGCATAACCAAAACCGTCGTTGATCGCTGGGTTAAGGAAACTGGCGTCCAACCTTTGGGGCGGTATGATCGGCTGCAAACCGTAATGAAACGGCCATCAAAAATTAAAGGCTTTACCGCCACGTCTGGCAACCAAACGTCAGCCGAGCCGTTGACTGGTCCAGCGCCGGTAAAGCCTCTGAGTATCTGCGCCGGTATTTCTCAAATGTTCATCGCTGCGACATTCAGCTGTATATCGGAAAAAGCGGCACTTGGGGCGATAAGCGCGGCCTGGCGAACCACGGCAAAGGTTTTTGGAACGTTGACGGCAAGGGAATTTTGAACGCTGATCAGGTTGTCTGTTTGGCTAGGGAAAAGGGGTTTTCGGTATGACGAACTATGAACTAGACCGCGCACGGGCTAAGGAAGCAGAGCGAGTTTTAGGGAAAGACCACCCAAAATTGGTTGCGCAGCTTGCGGCTTGCCTAGCCCGCGAGGGCTGGACGCCGCCGGAGCCGGTTGATCCTGATTTGGCGGAGGCTAAATATCTGGCGCAAACAGCAAGAGCCGAACGGCTTACATGTAACGCGGGTATTTATGATCTAGATGGACTAGCCCTCGCGGGCATCAAACGAGGCCGCGCCCTCGCCGCAGAGGCCAAGCCGGGGATGTTTTGGGTTAAGCATGATGGGTCGGAAGAAAGCCCAGTTAATAAAAACTGGTTTGTTGCTATTTGTCGAAGGGGT